ATGACGGGATCGATTGGATCCTTTCGATCGATTCGGATTCTCTGTTCACCGCTGAGCAACTCAGCCTATTGATGGATACGCTGGCAAGTAATCCTCATATTGACGCTCTGGCTGCGTTGCAGTGCCGACGTGGATGCGAATATCCGCTCTTAACGACTGGAAACGTCGATGGTGGGCTGACAGTAGAGGTGAGTAACGCTCCTTTCAAGGTCACAACAGCGCACTTCGGCCTGACCTTGTTTCGTGTTGATGCTCTGCGAGAAGTCCCAAAGCCGTGGTTTGTCTCAAAACCAGACGAGAACGGCGAGTGGGGAGACGAGCGGATGGATGACGACATCTTCTTTTGGCATCAGTGGAGACTGGCTGGAAAGAATATTTATGTCGCTCCGCAGGTTTCTATTGGGCACATGGAAGAGACTGTTGTACAATTCAATGACGATATGAAGCCAGAACACATGTACGTCCAGCAATGGCGGGATTCGAACGTGAAATGATGCCAGAAAACATGCAATCAATAGAGCTTATTCGCGGGTGGAACGGTCACGCGAAGGGCAGTCGCATTTCTACATTTGCCTTTGGAATCATGGCTACGCTGGTAGCGAACGGGAGTGCTGTATGGTGTTCCAGTACAAATCTGCCAACACTTACGAAAGCGACACAAAAGCCCTTATCCGAACCTTCAAAACAACTTCAGAACCGGCAATCGAACCGATCACGCTAGAGGAACTGAAAGACCGGATGCGGTTGGGATCGACTTGCGAATTCGACGCAGAGATTCGGCTCCTTCTTACGCAGGCTCGAAAGCAGGTTGAAGCCGATACGTATCGGAGATTGATCACTCAGACTGTTGTCGGATACATGGACTGGTTCCGATGGGTGCGTGAGATTGAGTTGCGGTTAGCACCAATCATCAGCATCACCAGTATTGTTTACACGGACCAAAATTCAACCAGTCAGACATTTGCGTCCTCACGTTACGCGACAGACATAATCAGCACTCCTCCACGAATTGTCCTCAAGACAAATGAGCAGTGGGAATACACGGAAGACAACACTCCGAACGCAGTGGCAATCACATTTGTTGCGGGCTATGGGGCAACGGCAGCTAGCGTTCCTCCTGCCGCTAAGCTTGCGATGGTTGAATACGTGAAGTTGATGTGGAGTGGCTGCGACGGCAACGAAGCGACCTACAAGCGGCTCGTCAGTTCATTGCAGTGGACCGGATACCACAAGGTGATGTGATGGCTGTTAAATGCAAGCATCGGCTATATAACAAGGCTGCAACAATCGAAAGACTGTTGGGGACCGACGACGCACACGGTCAGGTTGATGTGTCAGCGAACGCTAACTGGTCAACGTACCTGAGAGCATGGTGTGCAGTCATTAGCAAGGGTGGCACCGAGTTTTGGAAGGTCCAGCAAACGAATGCGACCGTGACCCACGTTTGGTATGCAACGTGGAGTTCAATGATGGCTTCAGCAACGCCAGATATGCGTTTAGTGTGTGAGGGTGATACTTACGAAATTGTGAGCGTAATCGATATTGATTTAGCACACAAAGAAGTAGAAATCCAGACACGACGGGCGGTTCAATAATGAGTTTCGGAGCGACAATACAATTTGTTTGGGAAAAAGCTCTTGTCAAGCAATTGATAAAGAAAGTGGCTAGGTTGCAGCGGAATCAGAACAGAATAATGACCGAGTCAACACGTAGCGGAATGAGAATCGTTTCTACGGCAATTAAAAGAAGAATTCCAGCATACACTCCCAGCGAGGCGGAGAGCGAAAGTGACTACAGGGAAACAAAGGCGGCTGTTGGATCTCGTGCTGGTGTATCGCGTGGGGGAAGGTCGAATGGGCCTAGAGGGACTGTGTTCGGAAAAGCCGGAAGCAAGGTGGGGCAAAGACGGCAGGATCCACGAGGACTTTCAGGTAATGGCAGATCGAGGCCTGGCGTAGGAACCGGCGCAGCAAGTCTTCATTGGTATATGGCAGGGACTGGAGATCGCTTTACTCGGGGCGGGGTCCACACGGGACGAATGCGTCGACTGGATATTGTGCAGCAGGCATGGGCTGCAACACGAGGGTTAGCGTACAATAGAATCCGAACACGGCTCTGGACGAAGATTAGACGCGAGGCGGTACGCCCATGAGAGCAGGACTTGTAGCGTTACTGCGAGCGGAGGCGACGATTTCAGCGATCGTATCGACGAGAGTCTACATCTCGAAGGCACCTCAGAAAGCTGTCCTTCCGTATATTGTTATCGATCAGCAGGACACAGATGAGTTTAACTCACTCGATGCCACCGGATCTCTGCGTCGAATGGGGTTTATAATAGCTTGTGTATCAGCGATTTCAGTTCAAGCTGAATCGCTCGGAAATGCTGTCAGGGTGTTCATTGACGATTATGCAGGGACAGCAGGCACGTTTACGATCGCCGCTGTAATGATGAATGGTGAAATGGGAAGCTATGAGCCGCCAGCGGACGGATCTGATGGAGGGTATCACTTAGTATCGCTCGATGTAGATATTTTCTATCAGGCGGTTTAATGCTCCTAAAGGTAGACTACGACAAACAGCTTCATTTGTGGAACCTAACTGAGATAGGTCCACCAGAACGATTGATAGCAAAACGAAAACGTGTGACAATAAAAACACGGAGCGAACTGATCGTCGATGATCCTCCACATGGATACTTGGTTGTATCAGGGATAATCGATCTGACAAACGGCGATCATGCCGTGATTATGAAAGAGAAATAGCAATGGCAAAGCTCGCAGGTAAGGGCACGATTTTCAAAAGCACAATCAGCGCCATGTTGACGGCTGTTGCGCAAGTCAATTCTATTAGCACGTCCGGGTTTGCCAGCGAAACCTTCGAGGGGACTTCATTGGATAGTGCTGTAGGCAAAGAAATGCCGCTGACAGGATACGCAACCGCAGGCACATGTGACATTGAAATGTTCTTTGACCCGTCGCTGGCTGGACATCAGTTTTACACGGACAGCATCACAGTACCTGTGACTATTGTTCACAATATTCTATACACCGATGCAAAGGTGACCGCATTCACCTCGTCTGGCATGGAGTTTGGGCACACCGTCGCGATGGATGACGGCATCAAGGCGACTGTGTCAATGACGATCACAGGTCTGCCAACATTCCCTACGTAATTGGAGACTGAGCAACAATGAAAGCAAAGCTGATTCGAGACATGACTCCGGCCCCAGATTCGCCGCCGGAGTGGGTAACCGTGCGAGAAGATGGTACATCCATCATTCTTGCTGGGTTGGAATTTGAGCATCCGCAGGCGTACTACCAAGTACTCATGGGCAATGCGGTTGCTGTTGACGATGAGTGTAAAGCTCGTGTTACGAAGGTGCGGACTCCTTCGCAACTTGCTGCTGCCGTGGTGGCATCGGATAAGCTTAATAACCCGGATGAACAAACAGATGAAGAAGACGAAGGGGATTACGAGTGACTGTTGTAACTAAAGAGATGTTCCTGCGTAGCTACAAACCTCCAGTTGAGGATGTGCCACTACCGGAACTTGGGCCCGGAGTAGTCATTCGCGTTCGTGGGATGACCACACGGGAGCGTAGTGACTTCGAGCGTCAGTTCATGAGCAAGTCTGGAGAGCGGATCCCCGGACGAACGCAGGAGATGCGGGAGCGACTTCTTGTGTGGGCCTGTGTCGACGAAAACAATGTTCCATTGTTTTCAATGTCGGACATCCGGGCTATCGGTGAGCAGAACTCTGTGGTGACAGAGCGGATCGTGGATGTTGCACAGCGTCTCTGCGGTATGGGTAAGGTAAACGTCGAGGAGATTGAAAAAAACTCCGAAGAGACGCCCGCCGGTTAACGGCCATGCGTCTCGCAGAGCATGTGGCACATACTGTCGACGTGGATGGAATGCTCGACAGTATGTCGCCAGAAGAGTTCGACGAGTGGTGCGCTAAGGATATTATTGAACCGATAGGCAATGCAGCTACTCATCACGTTCTCGCACTTATCGGTGTCACGCTGGCACAGGTGAATGGGGTAAAGGATGTGAAGCTGGAGTATTTCATGCCTTGGTTCAAGCCTGACAAGCAAGCTAAAAGTAGCAGGCAGGGTAGTCAATCCGAGGCACAGATGCAGGCAGCGATGTCATGTATTCCGGGAGCAGTAACTTATGGCGACACTCGGTAATCTGGTAGTTGGACTGAACCTAAACGCAAGTGGCTTCACACGAGGGCTGGCTCAGGTTCAGTCTGCGACCAACTCAATCGCAAAAGGGAAATTGTTCCAAGGAAGCGGTGGAGGTGGAGGAGGCGGAATTCAAGCATCACTAACAGGCTCATTGGTTAGAGCGAACCTGCTGATAGAAGCACTGAAGAAAATAGCAAGCCTAACAACCCAAGGGGTTGTCGCTGCCGCCAATTCCGAAATGACTAAACTAACAATGGAGGTTTTGTCTGGGAGACAGGGGCTTGGCATCTCCCTGTTTAAAGAGCTTGAGAAGATAGCAGAGTCAACCACATTAACTCTGAATGATACAACAGCAGCAGCAAAGCAACTGCTCGTTAGTTTCGATGTTTCACAGATCCCGTACCTCGTAAAAATGCTCGGTAATATTTCGTCCGGAATGGATAACGTGTCGTTGCAGGAAATGGCATTCCTCCTGCAGACATCTCACGAAGAAGGCAAGTTGCTGCAACGTGACTTAAGGCAGTTCACTACACGCGGTATTCCGGTCAATAAGGAGCTTCAGGAGGTACTCGGGCTGTCTGGGCCTGATGCAGGCGCACGGTTAAATGAGATGATTACGGCAGGACAAGTGAAGTTTAGTCACTTGTTTCAGGCATTAGACAAGTTGTCAAATAAGTGGAACATGCTGGATGTTCAAGGCGCTACACTTATCGGTCGCTGGAACCAGTTCCAAGATTCTCAGATGTTCCTACTTCGCGATATTGGTGAAATGTTAGTTGAGGCTTTTGATGTAAAAGGATGGCTACTGTGGGCGTCGGAAAATCGACGCGAATTTAGAGAAGACCTTTGGAAGATAAAGCCGGTTGTAATGATGATAGGGGCTGCGTTTCAGTCTATGTTTCGAGCGGTCGGTGAGATACTACGAGAGAACATGAGGTTGATTAAGGAAATGTTCAGCCTGCTTGGTGAAGAGACCGTATCTTTTGGTGATATGATAATGGGGCTTGCGGTCGCGGTAAAATTCTTCTTCGATAATTGGAAAGATATTTCGTTGATGTTCGGCTTCTGGTTTGCCGCGTGGATTTTCCGAATTGGTGATCGTGCGGCATGGTTGTTTACAGATGTTATGCCTGCATACCTGACATGGTTGCTGCAGGTTATAAAGGATTTCACCGTACACGCAGGCAAGCTGTTTGCAGACTTCTTTGCCAACATAGGTACAAATGGCGGTGCGTTATTCAATTGGATGGCAGGAGGCTTTCAGGGGCCGATGCCAGACCTTGTGTCGCAGATGGCAGGGCAGGACTTCCAGATGCCTGCCGCACCAAATACTCCGCTGTTTGAAGAATCCCAATTAACTCAAGACATGCAGAGGGAATTTGAGTTGCTGAAAGCAATGCTCGGTCCTCAATTCGAAGGATTACTTCAGGGTGCTTTTGAAGCATGGGATGCATTCACGCAGGATATCGTAAAGCCTTTACCCGAACAGGCACCGTGGGAGAAAAACGGAGGGCAAGGCGGGGAAGGTGTTGGGAAAGGCGCTCTCATGCAGGGCACGCAGGGAGCGTGGGACGCGATCATGAAAGCCATGAACGGGGATCCGGTGGTTAATGCAATCAGAATCCAGACACGCCAGCAGATGCACCACGATGCTGTACAGAGGCGACTGTTGACACGGATTGCAGAAAAAGAAGCTAAGGTGGTTGCTGCGTTCGCCGCTGGCGGTTAGTTTTAAGGCATAAATCATGGCAGTCGTTAGTGTTAATGAACTTGCTGATTATCGTCGTGCGACAGAGAATCTGACGCCTGACATGTCTGCCAGAACGTACCAACGGGTATTCTTGGTAAGAACAGACGATAAAAACGATGGGCCGCTGGTAGCAAAAAGCGATCCTGCGATTCCTCTTCAAGGGGATCCGTACCCTGGTGACGCAAGAGCATTTTGCAAAAACAAATCAGTAGAACCGTTTGCGCCGCCAATGGCGTGGCACGTTGTTTGTGAGTACAGTTCTGAGTGGGTAATCAATCCAAACCCACTCAATGACCCAGCGTTGATCAGTTGGAAGGCAGAACAATTTGAGCGACCCGTGTGGAGAGACAGAAACGGATTTGCAATTTTGAATTCTGTTGGGGACTTTTTTCAAACACTACCAGTCATGGACGATAGTCATTTCGTTGTTTCAGTGAAGAAAAATCTGGCTGCTGTTCCAGTGTGGGTTGCCACATATCAAGATGCAATCAATATCAGTCCTTTTACAGTCGACGGTATACTGGTGGGCACTGGACTCGGAAAGCTACAGGCATTAAACATTGGCGAAACGCAAGAACGAAACGGGATTCAGTATCGCGTTTTATCTTACGACATTCACCTGCGTGAAGAGGGATGGGATCTGGAGATCCTTGATATGGGGTTCACGAGAAAAGGTGATTACACACTAGGTGAGGATCCGACCAAAAACTATTCCGCTGCACCGCGTGATGGTGACCAAACAAGTTCAGAATCGGCAGTGTTGCTTGACGGGGCTGGCGGTAAACTAAGCCCAGCGAATCCTTTGACGGCAGTGTTTTTGCCGTTTTCAGTCTATCCTCAAAAAAACTTTAATATGCTTCCGTTAACATAAGGTTATTAGATGGCAACAAATCTTGACATAATGGAAACCGTCAACCTTAGAAACGGTTTGTTAGTATTAAACTTTTCTCCCGGATCTTCCGGCGGTCTGATTCAACTCACTCAAACAACAGCACGACTATATGACTCAGTTCATACGATAGGCACGAGTGAAGAGTCCATTGCGTCCTTTGGTGACGTTGTTGCGCCAACGCTGATCTGGCTTTACAACATGTCAACGAACTATGTCGACTGGGGATTTTCAACAACAGTGTATGGCGCTAGACTGAATGCAGCATGGGCACCAACACGGATAACATGGAAGTCAGGGGCCACGCTGTACCTCAAGGCGAACACTGCAGCCTGTGACGTTCGGGTCATCGCTCTGGAGACATAATATGGCGATGGCGGATGAAGGAGCTACACTTGGCGACAAGGCCCTGCGACAGATCGCAATTGGGCTGAGGGATATTCGACGTTTAAAAAAAGACGATCGATCCAGTAGTATAAGCGGAAATGCACGGCAAGAAAACTACCAAGTGAAGTGGGACGTAGACATTGATGCTGCGACCAACTCAGCGACTACTCCTGGTCTCGGGACCGCGACCATCTGGGCTAAGGTTGAAGGTGGTGACCTATACGACACTGGAAGATTTCTTGATGTCGTGAATCGCAGTGAGTCGTCCTCTTACACTGCCGGAGACTGGGGTAAGGTTGAGCGAATCAATGGCGAATGGCAACCGTATACAGGTACAGGTTCAGGCGGCGGTCACACAATCTGGTTCACGATCACTGACGTGCTGTGTCCCGATACTGACTATGTTGCAGAGACAACGCTGGTCGTTACAGCCACATGGTATAACCAAAGCTGCACAGGGACGCCACCAGGGGCGAACTACGAGGGCACGTACGATGTTTATGACATGTGCAGCCACACAAGCGGGCTGACGCCAACTGATATGATTGGCACAACAGGGCGAGCAACGTACATGTACCCGCTGACGGGGGCATGCTCTCCCCAGTGGATCATTGACGAGTTGTGTGCGCAGCCGGAGTGCCTGTAATGCCTCCGCGATATCTGAAGCCAGCATCCTCAACACGGCTGAAGCCCTGCTCTGAATTCACTGTCGAAGCGTGCGATAATGCTCCTGCTGACCAGTGCTGCGGCGCGCTACCCTGCAATTTATGCTTGGAACTAGAAATCTACGGTGAGCCTACCACATACGGTACTGCGACGTTCGGCGGGAGTTCATGGACTGGCACGGTTGGCGGGCATTCGTTCGTGTCGTACTGGGAGCGTGACGCATACGGTGAATGCGAATATGTCGTCACGCTCGACGCTGAAGAAGTCTATCGAGCAACCTGCTACGAAGGAGCATCGTGCCGCAATCCCGGCGGCTCGGTTGGTGTCACGGTCGGCTATGACGAAGGCACGTTGACTTGGACAAAGCACGATCCCCTCGAACTAAAACTGACTATAGATCCTGACACGGGGTGCAATGATTTCTTCTGCGACTCTTGCAGATGCACC